CCCCACAACAACACAGTTCACAGTAGGCACGATGTCAAATGTGAATGGTAGTGGCAATACTTACGTCTGCTACTCTTGGGCAAACTCAGGGCCGTATGCGTTTGGCAGTTATGAAGGCAACAACACCGCCAATAACGGGCCTATGGTTAATATTGGAGGATCACCTAAGTTCTTATTCGCAAAGAATCAAGATGCTGCTGGTTTATGGGTAGCCAACACATCAGCTATCGACACGTACAACCCTGTTTCTTCGGAGCTACTAATGGACACCACAGCGGCAGTTGGGTCTAATGCTGATTGGGACTTTGTTTCTAACGGGGCTAAATGTAGAGTACCATCCCCTAGTGCAGATCAGAACGGCGCTTACACATACATCTACGGAGCTTTCGGCATACAGCCATTAACAGACGGTGCGATCAACCAAGGTAGGGCTAAGTAACATGAGTATAGATCAAGTAAGCGCAGCTATCGGTGAACTTAAAGCAGAAGCTACATCATCTAAGAACCAACGTGCAGCCCTGTTCGATCAAGTAGGTGACATCAAACAGATGGTGGCTGATCTTACTGTTGTTATCCAGACTAACATTACTAAAGATGACATAAAGATAGCTGAGATTGAAAAAGACATTAAGTCCCACGGTTCAGCAATCGGAGACTTAAAGAAGTTTAAGCAGCGTATGCTAATAGGTATTGCCGCGATTGGAGGCACCGGCGGGATCGTAGGAGCCTTGACAACAAACTTAGCAAATAAGCTGGGCTTAAATTAAGGAGTATGTAGCATGAAATACACAACCGCATTAGTTTTATTAATCGTTTGTAGTGTATTTCCTACCGTCTCAGTATCACAATTAAACTGCAACACACATAAGCTTGTTACTGACAATATAAAGAATACTGGTGGCGTTCAAAGCGACATTGCAATTCAGTCAGATGGTTTAGTTTTGGAAATCTACAGAAACCTAGACAATGGCAAGTACATTATTATTTTGTCTGACCAAGCCGGAACTAAATCTTGCATAGTTTCTGGTGGGCCTAGATGGAAAAGACTTACTATTCCTATAAAGAATCCCCTTAAAAATAATTTGTAATATAGAATACTGGGCAGAGTATGATTAAATTAACGTGTCCTAGTTGCGGTCACATAGGTTTGGGTAAACACGGATTTGAACGTAACGGATCTCAAAGGTTTCGTTGCTCTAATTGTTCTGTAGTAACCTGTAAGCCTGACGGTTTAGATGTATTTATTCCAGATGGGTATCAGGTAAAGGGTACATCTACATTATACAAAGATGGCAAGAAATCTATTGAATGGGTTAAGACTTCTATAGATGCAGAAAGACAGCAAGAAGTTTTTCGTGAAGCTCTTGCCGCCATGAAAGAAACCTTACCGCGTTTAGCTATTGTTCCCTCACCTAAAACCACCCTTAAAGAACTGGCTAATTTATACGTCATTACTGATTACCACATTGGAATGCTTGCTCATCACACAGAAGGCGGAGCTGATTGGGATTTAAAAATAGCTGAGAAGACTTTAAACGGGTGCTTTTCTCAGATGATTGATAGCGCACCAATGGCAGAGACTGCAATTATATGCCAGCTAGGAGATTTCTTACATCAAGACAGCATTTATCCACAAACGGGAACCTTTGGAAGCTCTCATATTTTAGATGCAGATTCTAGATTTACCAAAATTATCAGAGTGGCTATTAAATGCTTACGCAACATGATTGATATGGCTTTAAAGAAACATAAGAGTGTTCATGTTATATTAGCAGAGGGTAATCATGACGTAACAAGCTCTATTTGGTTAAGAGAAATGATGTCTGCTCTGTATGAAAACGATAAGCGCGTTAACATAGACACAAGCGAATTGCCATACTACGTTTACCAACACGGCGAGACTATGCTTGCTTTCCATCACGGTCATTTAAAGAAAATGTCTAGTCTTACGGCTACGTTTGCCGCCCAGTTTGCTCCCATATGGGGAACAACTAAATTTAGGTACGCTCATTGTGGTCATTTACACCATACACACATTAAAGAAGACGCTGGAATGGTTGTTACTCAACACCAAACATTAACCGCCAAGGATAGCTATAGCGCTAGACACGGATATCATGCTATAAGAGGCGCGCAATGTATTACCTATCACGTAAGGCATGGTCAAGTTGCTACTAATAACGTGACCCCGGAGATGTTAATGTAATGAATATTATTATGCTATACATATGCGCATTTTTCGACGCTTGGTCTTCTATACAAAGGAAATAATATGGCTTCATTTGGAAAGACTTCACAACGCAGATTAGACAGTTGTCATGAAGAGTTTAAGATCGTTATGAATTCTGTGATTAACCAATTACCTTATACTTGCCCAGTAAGCGGTTTAGAAATTGTAGACTGTGGAATTATCTGCGGATACAGAGGTGAAGAAGAACAAGAACAGGCGTACAGACATGGACATTCTAAAGCTAAATACGGCGAGAGTAAGCACAACTTTAGGCCGTCTCAGGCTTGCGACACGTTACCAATGGCGGGTGGTAAATACCTGTGGAAAGACAAAGCTATCCAGAAAGCATACGCAAAACTAGTAATGGATACTGCTTGGGGGCTTGGATATAAATGGAAATGGGGCGGGGCGTTTAAATCGTTTTATGATGGCCCACATATGGAGAGAATAGATTAATGTTTGGAATAGCAGAAAGCGTTATCGGAGTGGCGGGGAAAGTTTTAGACAAGTTTGTTGAAGACAAAGATCTTAAAACAAAACTTAACGCTGAGTTACGAACACAAATGATTTCTCTTGATCTTGCTCAAGCAAACGCAAACATTGAACAAGCAAAACACCCAAGTCTTTTTGTAAGCGGAGCTAGACCCGCCATTATGTGGATTTGTGCGTTTGGATTGGGATGGCAGTTTGTTTTCCAGCCTGTTTTTGTGTGGGTTATAGCAGTTTCTGGAAGTGACATTGCTATGCCTATTATACCTACAGAGGGATTGATGTCTTTGACTCTTGCTTTATTAGGTTTAGGCGGAATGAGGTCGGCAGAAAAGTTCAAAGGTATAGCAAGAGAAAATATGAAGAAGTCTAAGTAATTCTCTGAGAGCGACACACCCTCAAAGTTTGCTGGCTTAAGCAGATGTTGCGCATGAGCGATAAAGCGACAGCATTGGTTATTTATAACATCGAAACCGGTAAGTGGCCTTTTCTATATTACGTTGGAATCTCATTAATGCCGTGTCAAACCAACTGAGTTCAAGGTTGGTGGCGGGATTAGAATTCTAACTTAATTTAACATTTATTACCAACGGTAACGTCTGACCTACCATCTTTTGATATTTGTTGAAGGTAAATACGCTCACCATTAAATGATTTTCTTAACATAGAGTAGGCCGTACTACCTTCTGAAGAAGGGTTTTGCTGTACTGCGTGACATCCTACCCAAACAAGTGTACCCGTTTCGTATGTTGGGGAACAAGCGCTTAATAAAATTATAGAAATTAATATTAATTTATTCATTAGGTTCAACTCCACGGGCGGCGGATATTCGCCGTTCTATTGTTGGTATAGAAACAGGCCTTCGCATGGCAAGTTTGTGTTGTTTATTATAGTGAGGCAATGATTCTATGTCGGGTGTTGTTCGTTTGCGGTTTATGATTTTCTTAAGCCAATTTTTAATCATAATTAGACCTTTACCTTCATTTTCATTGAAGTAAATTTCTTTCCTTTTAAGATTTTCTCCCAAAGAAAGTCAGGTGTTAGTTTATATTCACTAGCCGCTTTCTGTAACGTCCTGTATTCTAAACCTGTATCCGTTAAGTCTTTAAGGATTCTCCGCTTTTCTTTAGCGCAAAATCTTTTGTGTTCTTCGTAAGCCGCTTTATTGGCGTGTTTTCTTCTTTTGTCTTTAAAAACTTCCGTCATCTTAAGCCTTCCATAAAATCCCAAGATTGAATAGCTATTATAGTCCATACAATAACCAATGAGAGTAAAAACGCTTTCAATTTATACATTGTAAGACCGACCATGTGAGGCGATTACACGGGCGGCTAAAGCACAAAGAGATGATGAAAATTCTTGGTGATTTGATAGCACCAAACGAGCTGAATGAAGCTCTCGTTTAATCATCTTGTGCTTTTCGTATTGACTTGATGAAACAATCACTTCTTTGCGCTTTTTCATTTAAATCTCCAAACACGCCTACTACCGCAATCCATTGTCCTGCTTACAAAGTGTAGATCGTGTCTAAGTTTTAACTTTGACATACACCCGCCAACTGATTTGGCGTAAGGGTCGTCAACAGGGATTAAGAAACTATCCCCAACCTCAAGCTTTCTTAGCATATTTTCATGTTTCGTTGTTCGTTTCATTGGAACAGGAAAGTCTTTATCTATTGTATAATTATGATGATGTATTTTCATGCGAAAACCCCCTGTCTGTACTCAGCCTCAAAACGCCGGTCATTAAATTCCTCGTCTTCTTCGACAAGTTCTCGTTGCATTTGTATATTAATTAGTCTTTTGCGAGATTTAGCTAACAAAATTTTACATTGTGAATATGAGATGTCGGAAAGAGTCATAAGGTCTATAGAAGCCTTTGCTATTCCGATATTGCCCTTAATCATTTCAGTAGCAAGTGTGTCAATTACGTTCATATTAGATGCTTTCCTTTTATGCTTTGCTTGAATACCAATTATCAATAAATGAATAACAGCTATCCAGAGTTGAGGTTGTAACATCCTTCCCGGCACGAAGCCGGGATATCAGGTTAGGAGTTTTGGCTACCTTAATACTGAAAGATGTTTCACTTATCTTATCTTTATTGGCATTTTTATTATCCACAAGAAAAGATTCGATGTCTTTTAATAATTTTGCTTTTGTATCTGCCATTAGAAGGGGATCTTATCGTCAAGGGGTTGCTCGTTGCTGAGTTGCTCTTCTTGAGCTTGAGTATACTCAGGCATTGAGGTTGCCGGGGTGCGCTTTTCTACCCAAGCCATCCATGAATCTGCGTCTGCTTGAGACTGATTAGCTTCAATGCATGATTTGGCAATAGCTAAACGCGATATCATCTCGTCTTTAGCTACCCCATGAGAGGGCGTAGGAGCCTGCTGGAGAGCGTTTTGGGGTGCTGGGGTACTTGCACCACCAGTATTAGTGATGTTGCCACCTTTTCCCGGAGATTTAACGGTAAAATAAGTCTTACCATTATAGTCCCGTGAATCGCAAACAGCGGAATAAGAACCACCCTCTGCAAATTGGCCTTTATCTGAAGGCCAGTAGGAAATCCACTTATCTGTCGTGGTCTTAATTGATCCAGTGGGTTTGTTATCTTTTGGATCGTATAGGTTCTTAATCGTAAATGTTAATGTAGTCATATCTTTAAGATTCCTGAATAGGGTTGAATTGAGTGCAGAAAGGGGCAACAGAACAGTAATTTTCGCATCTGACTGACTCACCTTGACGTCTTTCCACATAATGACCTTTCGTTATCTTGCCGTTTTGGGCAAGTTTCTTTGTTTCAGCATATTCGATAGCTTCTTCTTCTGAGTCCAGAAGTCGTAATGCGCGTTTGGCTCCTTCTTTCATTAATGCAAATTTGGTGGGACGTTCCCATTTATCCTCTGGTGAGCATAGTGGGAGATTAATTCTAGCCGCTTGGTGTATTGCAATGCGCTCTTTAGCGTATGCTTCAACTTGCGCGTCTGTCCATAAAGGGGATTCCAGAACGCCAATCTGATGTTGTGGGTAGTCACGCTCAAATTTAGCTTTGGATTTTGAATAATCACGATACATAGCAACAATACGAATACGGTTTACTTTGATTCCGTTTTTCCGGCATAACCATGCGAGTAAATTAAGTTGTTGGATCTTTTCTTCTTTAAGACCGTTCATTGTTTCCCAAACTGAGGTAAACTTATAATCATCTAAAGTTCCGTTTTCCCAGATATCAATTTGACCAGATAATTTCCAGCCACCAATATCAGCGTATAAACGTCTTTCAATAATGCGCTCACCTTCTAAATCGCCGCCACGTTCTAATACATGGTGCATAGCTTGGCCCATAAGAGAGAACAAACGATCAGCACAGTCTTCAACAATATTATCTTTGTGGGTAATGCCCAAAGCTACCTGTCTAGGTGGAGCTATTAAACGGGTAACAGAGATATCCGAATTTCCTGAGTCATAAGGATCGTTCTGCACTGCGTCAACGATAGGCTGGGGAAGATTTAAATGATTAGTTATTTTCAACTCTTTTCTCCTAGCTTACTCTTTAGCTCGGATACTGAGCGGAGAAGATCGTCTTTCCATTGACTAACTATATCTTCATTTCCTTTGCATTCTTTAACAATAGACTTTGCTACTATGGTAAAGTCAAAGCAGGCTAATTCAAATTGTGTTGGTGTCATGTTGTTGTTTCCTTTCTATTTTCGGAATCTATCAGCTATGTTCTAAGTATGCAATAGCAAATATGATGTTGATGATATTTATTTTGTATGATACTGTTAATTCGCAGAAACAAGGGGTTTATCGTGCTAAAGAAAACTGTTATACGATCCTCTAAACACTTAAAGTTTATTCGTACTTTAGAATGTGCTATGTGTGATTCGTTTTATGTAGAGGCGGCACATTTAAGAATGAGAACAAATGGAGGCATGGGAATGAAGCCTTCTGATTCATGCGTTATTCCTCTTTGTACTGCACACCATCGTATGCAACATCATATAGGCGAAGAGTTATTTTGGACAGGGCGCGACCCTCACGATTTAGCTGAGTCCTTATGGCAAGCAACAGGAAATAGAGATTTGGCACTAGCAATAATACTGGAACAAAGACATGATTGATGCGACTAAACTAGCTACTGATTTAGGAGACAGAGGAACAGAATGGGCAATAACACAGGCCGCTTTTCGTGCCTTAGAGGATACAGAGAAGAGCGTTTTAGCAGAACATACCCAATTATTTTTAAATCAAGGGGCTAAGTCACACGCCGTTGCTGAAAGTAAAGCAAGAGCCTGCCCGGAGTTTGTTGATTTTCTGTCAAATAAAGCGGAATGCCGGCACGCCTATGGATTGGCTACTGTCAGATACGAAACAATGAAAGTTTACATTGAATTACAAAGAAGTAATCAGGCTTACGAACGAGCGCAAATGGCAATGATATAGTGAAAGACGATCCGGATCACATTTCTCATGAATCAGAACGATTTCTATCGGGAAAATGCGCGGAAGACGCTTTTGCTAGCTATCTGCATTATAACGGGGTTACTTACACTAGGCCGGGTTACCATCACAGAGGACACACTTATGAACCAATTAAAGGTGATGTTGGTGATTTTATAGTTAATGGGAAAACCATTGATGTTAAGCATATTGGCACTATAAATTGGACTTGCCTTGAAGATCACCCGTATAATAATTTGGTTGCTGGATTTGTGCATAGTTGGGAAAGTAAACCAAACATCATGGTATTTCTATGCAAGGATTTAACGCATTCATATTTTATACAGGACTCCCAGATTTCTTTGTTTAAATTAAGTTCACAACTTGAAAAATTGCGAAATATAGAAATGCCAAACTATTTAATTGATAAGAAACACGTACAATTTAGATCATTATTGGAGACTAAATATGGGTAAAATGAGCAGAGACAAGGGGGCTAGAGTTGAACGCGAAATCGTAAACACTCATATTAAAGCCGGCATTCATGCAGAACGGTTTGACGCTAGAAGGGGCCAATTTGGTGCTACCAGTTCTTATGATATAGATGTATATTGGAAGGGCAAAGAAGAAGCTCCTTTGTGTGGCGAGATAAAAGCCCGAAAAGAACTACCTAAATGGCAACGTGAAGCACTTGGCGAGAATGATTTCTTAGTATTAAGAGAGAATAACCATGAGCCAATGTATGTTGTCCCACATAACGTATGGATAAGGCTATTAAAGAATGGATGATAATATTGTTGAACTCGTAAAACAATCAGACCCAACAGGGCGAAAACTAGGCGAACCCGGAGCTAAAATGGATGCCGGCAAACCTGATTTATTAACGTCTTTGAGACAATTTCCAAACGCATTAGCAGAAATATCTGAAGTGTCTATATATGGTGCTGAAACCAAGGGTTATGGATGGAACGCATGGAAACTTGTCCCAAAAGGAGAAGAACGTTACCGTCAGGCTTGCGTCAGGCATATATCCACGGCTGATTTTGATGATGAATCTGGACTAGCTCATGCGGCTCATGCGGCTTGGAATGCCCTTGCCGTACTTGAGTTTGAAATCAAAAGAAGAAAGAAGTTTGACAAATAGAATTGTTATAGTAATTTAACTATGGACGGTACACCTATTTGGTTTGATCACCAGATTGTCGTGTTTTCCTCTTGCCGCACTGTTGTGCCGTCCGATCTTTCTTAGGCAAGAGACAGCAAGAGGACTTCCATATGACCAGTAAATTTGGCGTAGTGCCAACATTAGCTATCTTAGACAAATCAATATCACACGCAGAATTAAGAGTGTTTTCTCTTCTTTGTTCATATGCAGATAAGAACGGTAATTGCTACCCAAGCCAGAAAACTTTGGCGGACCAGCTTGGTATTGCCAGAGAAGGCATGAATCGTCACATCAAGTCGCTGGAGAAAACAGGCTGGATTAAGGCTGTACAAAGGTTTCGGGCAGATGGTTCTAAAAGATCTAAGCTATATAGTATACTTTACGATCACATGGGTAGTGATGGTGAGCATCAAGAGGGGGGTGTTACTGAGCATCACATTAATAACACACCACCTATTAACACACTACCAATGATATATAGAGAAGAGTTTTCCGAGCATGAATTATTAGTAGATAAGCAAGAAGCTGGAATGTCGGAACATACTAATGAAATAGATATAGATGACTTTGCTATTTGGTGGGCAAGCTACCCAAGACAGATGAACAGAAAGAAAGCTCAAACGGAATACCGAAAAGCAAGAGATTTAACGGATGCCGGGAATCTATTAAGAGCTTCTGAAGCGTATGCCAGAGAAGTAATGGGAACTGAGCTAAATTATATTAAACGCCCTGACAACTGGTTAAAAGAGAAACTTTGGGAATCGTACCAGCCTGCACCTGACAATTTATACAACATCAACAACGCGATTGTTTCATTAACTGCTGAACAAGCCGCCGCTTTTCCACACGCTGTAAAATTGAAGGGCAAATAACATGGAAATCAACGAATTAAAGCAAACTTTATGCGATAGAACGGAAAGCGTTGTTAAGATGCTTCTTCCTGCCGGTATTAAAGCCTCTGGAGAGTGGAAAGTAGGATCTGTGGGTGGTGATAAGGGTGAAAGCCTATCCGTCAACCTACGGGGCGCTAAAGCAGGCATATGGGCAGACTTTGCTACTGGACAGGCTGGTGACTTAATTGATTTATGGTGTGAAGTAAGAGGGCAGAATTTAAGTGCCGCTCTTGAAGATATTAGAGATTATTTGGGAGTTGAAAAACCTACGTTTCAAAAACCCAAGAGAGAAACTTTTACCCTGCCCCAAAAGCCTGCCTGTCGGAAACCATCTGGTGAGGTTCTGGAATATTTAATAGGAAGGGGATTAACAGAAGACACCTTAGTAGCATACAAGATAGCAGAGCAGGGATCTAATATTATTTTTCCATTTCTTAGAGATGGGGTATTACATCTAGCTAAATCCAGAAATATCCACAATGGAAAGCCTAAGCCTACGGAATCTAATTGCAGGCCAATCTTGTTTGGATGGCAGGCGATACCAAAGGATTCAAGAGAAATTATCATTACTGAAGGCGAGATAGACGCTTGCACGATGTACCAATACGGCTTTCCTTCTGTTTCTGTCCCGTTTGGCGGGGGAACTGGTGGCAAACATAATTGGATTGACCACGATTACCATTACTTAGACAGATTTGAAACAATTTATCTTTGCATGGATATGGATGGGCCGGGAATGGATGCCGCCCAAGATATATCAGACAGATTAGGGAAGCATCGTTGTAAGATTGTTGAACTACCTAAGAAGGATGCAAACGAATGTTTAAAGTCTGGTTTAAGTACAGAAGTAATCCAAAAGTGTATACAAGATGCAAAGTATATTGAACCAGAAGAGTTGGTTTCTGCTTCTGATTTTTATAATGAAGTACACGCAACTTTTCACCCAAATGAAACAGAGGGCGGTTACACTGTCCCTTGGGATGGCTTTAAAGATAAGGTAAGCTTTAGACCCAATGAAACAACCCTTTGGACAGGCGCTAGTGGGGCTGGTAAATCACAATTATTATCCCATGCTATTGTTCATATGATGGATGACGGGGCTAAAGTATGCTTGGCAAGCCTTGAAATGACCCCGGCGCAATCTTTAAAACGCATGGTTAAGCAGGCTGGTGATGTTGATTCCCCGACTGATGAATTTCTAAAAGATACGCTGGATTGGATGGGCGGGAAACTTTGGATTTTTAATCTTGTAGGCAAAGAAAGAATTGATCGTTTGTTAGATGTTTTTGAATATGCAAGACGCAGATATGGAGTTGATACTTTTGTTATTGATTCCTTTATGCGCCTTGGAATTGGAGTAGATGATTATAAGGCTCAAGATCAAGCAATATTTCAGCTTACTGATTGGGCTGTAACAAGGCCTGTTCATTTACATTTGGTTGCCCATGCGCGCAAATCTCAAGACCCGAAAGCACCACCAGTAACAGAGGATGTCAAAGGAACGTCAGAAATTGGAAGCAATGCTTTTAACATTATATCAGTATGGCGGGATAGAAACGTAGAAGAGAATCTTGAAGCGGCATTTATAAATGGTGATGAAGAAGAGCAAAGGAAATTTTCATCTATTCCGGGCGTGTCAATTACTGTAGCAAAGCAAAGAAATGGTGATTATGAAGGAAAACAAGGCGTGTTCTTTGATAGCCGTAATTACAGATATTTTTCTAAGAAAAGGGATTCCCGACGATACGTTAATAAAGGCGTGTTGCCTAATGTACAAAACCTATAGAGATAAATCATTTAATTTCAATGTATTAGAAATAGGCAGAGAAAAGGGGGGAATCAATCCCCCCAAATCCCTAGTTATAATCACGATAGTTTATAAAATCCGTGAAGGCTTGTTTATCTATTCCGAATGATTCCAGAACATCCAATGCTACATCCGAATTATCCATAATCAAATCTTGGTATGTATATGCTTTATCCATAAAATAATCCTCATCATCGTATGGATAAGATTCTATTTCATCTGCCGTGTTATCCCTGTGGAATACTAAGCTGGAAAAATCAGCCTTTAAAAGCGCATCACGCAATGAAATTAGATAGTCGATATCGAGCGTTTCAAAGCGGCTGTGGGCGTTTTCGTATCCACAGGATATATTGGTGCATTCGCTTACTAAATGCGCGTAATTGGCTGTATCTGTGAAAGTACCAGTGTCATCTAGTTTAAATCCGTTTAAAGGAATTTTCCCGGCGATATCATAGGCGAATGAATCAGAACAACAACGAAAGCCTTGATGCGTTATAATTGAATCTTTGCCTTTACGATCAAAAGCAATAGCAAAATTTATATCAGATAAAAGGTTTGGTGTATGATCTGCAATATACCCAGAACCAAGACCACCTATTTCCTCTGCTCTGTGGAATACGTAAAGACCGGGTATCTTGTGTTTTATCATTTCAAGGCAGAGCCAAACGCCTGCCCCATCATCTGCCCCTAGTACATATCCTTTGTCTTGATTCTTTAAGCGCATCACACCATCAACAACAATGACGTTTTGCCGTCCCTTTGCTTTGTGAACTGAATCCGTATGACAAGACCATAGGATGTCAGATTCGCCTATTTGAACCATTCTATTTCCATAACCATCAATCTCAATACCGGGGATTATATCTATAAACCTAGCAATAAAATCGGATTCGCTTTGTGAATTGTGCGGTCTACAATAAGAATGAATATTCTCAATGTTTGTTTGGTCTGTTGATTTTCTAAATGTCATATTCTTGCCTCTGTTAAATTGGAATAAGTTTGGTTTTCTTGAAATAATGGAGTGCAATTATTGCAAATATCCATTTCATTTATTTCAATAGTCGTTTTGGAATGATAGCCACATAAATCGCATTCAATATAATTATCCAGACAAGGCGCACAAATATTCTTTGAATCCGCCCTAGTCGATGAGTCTTTATAATGCCATGTGCCGCAATCATCACATTTTATATAACGATCATTGGTGATGCATTCATTGCATATGTTTTCCCCGGATTCGACTATTTCATTAACGTCTTCTTGTTTATGCCATGTCCCGCAATCGTCACAATTAAAATATTCGCCATTCACGATGCAATTATCACAAATCGCCATTTCATCAACCGTGTTCAATTCATCATTATGGTGATATTCGCCGCAATCCTCGCATTCAAAATGATGCGCGTGAAAGCAATCGTCGCAAAACACTGTATCGCCGTGGTAGTGGGTTTCTTCTGCCGGCGTTTCAGAATCGCAAGACTCGCAATACGCAAAACTATCATCATAACAAGTTTCGCAATACTGATTCCCGTTTTCATCATGGCGCGTGTAATCATCTGAAACATTATCCTCACATACGTGGCAATGGTTTCCCCCTTCCAGTAATCCATTAACATTTTCGGCGCTAAAATTGCCGTCATTATCAATTTTAAGATAATTGCCACAATCCTCTATATTGGTAACACCATCTAAATAAGCGCAAATGATATCGCCATTTTCGTTTTCTAATCTGTTTAGTTTTGCGCCACAAAAATCATCAGTATGATATTTTTCGTTTTCTAGCTGTTCTTTCATTTTGTCCGAACTACCATTGGAATAGATGCGCCCGTGGATTCCCTTTTCAGGCCATACAAGGCATCTTGCTTCTATTTCATCACCTTGCCTTAGAACAGCTAATTTCAAAGATGATTCCCCGCCATAGATTGAACAGGGATGAATGTTGTCGGTCTCAAAATGCTCCGCCGAATATCTCATACATGAGTTAAATGAAGGCCCGTTCACATACATATCAACAATGCTTTTGGTGGTGGTGAGTATTTCAAAACGTGAAAAACTAGCATCCAGAACCATTCGTTTGATTTCATCCGGTGGTAGTAGGTCTTTATAGAATTGGTTTAAATAATCATATGCTGAAATTCGGGTCTGTATATCTGCTTTGCCCTTTTCCGGGGTTTGCGTATATGCGAGTTTCCCGGTTTTATCGTTTGAAGTATGCAGGAAATGCAACGGAAATTTTCTTCTCATGCTTTCTATTCTAAGGATATCCCAATTTGGTAGAGAATAAGTCCCGTTTTCAAATCTTGCGGTTTCACGTTCCTGCCATCGTTTGTCTGTGTCGTCTTCTAAGCGCTTTATCTTATGGGTAGCACCAGTCTCATCCTGCAAGCGCTTTGCCGCTTCCATTGCCATCTGAGGGCTATCAAAAGACCCGTCTCGTTGAATCCATTCATTGTCCTGTTTTCTCAATATCACAAACATTTTATTTGTCCTTTTCATATGATTGCACCACAAAACCCCGCACTAAGGCAGGGTTAAGGG